CCCCTCTCGGGGGTTCCTTCTCTGTCGCGTTGTTTCAATGCGACCCATTCATTGTGAGTCTGCCTATGCCTCTGACTTTTAAATCTGGGTTCAAGCGCAACGTGCAATTGATGTCGACTGGCGGGTTCGCAGGTACTTCGAGTAGTTCATACTCTGGTCCCTACGATCTCGTCTCGACTACGACTGCAGTTGGGCATGTCCTGATTGACATTGTCTGGAGGAGTTGGCAAGCTGACTCTGAATGGAAATCCTTTCGTAGACTAAATGGCTATCTGCCCACAAGGCCGATGGACATTCGTCGTATCGTGGCCGTTCAACGGCCCGTAACGATGCAGATCCTCGAAAGTCATGCGACTGACGGAAAGAAGTACAGCAGAATTGAAAATGCCTGCTGGAACCTCGGTCCGAACGTGGATGTCTTCCCCCCGAATTTCAACAATCCGGGGACGGGGGCAACCGTAGTTGATGCAGCTAAGAGTAAGTGCCTCAGCCGCGCGCGTGACATGAAGATCTCTCTGCCTATTGCTCTTGCTGAGGGTCGGAAGACCGTTCAGCTGCTGGCAGAGACTGCGAAAAAGCTCTACGAGGCCTATAAGGCCTTCAAAGCTGGCAACTTTAGGAAGGTTGCCGAGTTACTTGGTATCGGCAAACAAGGCTCCGCCAATAACTGGCTCAGTTACCAGTATGGGTGGTTGCCTCTATTAGCTGATGCCAAGGGACTAGCCGAACTCGCCGCTCAGCAATTGAGCGTCGAGGGGCGTAAACCCCGCTTCAGGGTTTCCGCTTCCGATCGGGACAGGGGTCAAAAGCATATCGCGATTGGCCCCAGTGACGGATGGACAACAGTAGGTGTTGGTGGTTTGCACCAATCCACGCTGGTGTTCTCCGCGCCCGAAAGGATCGGCACGGCATGGCTGTTTCTTGAGGTTGAATACTCAGATTCAGCTTTGGCCGCGCAACTGGGCTTTGGCGGGTTTACCGACATTGCTTCAGTTGCTTGGGAGCTCATCCCTTTCTCGTTTGTGTTCGACTGGTTCGTCGACGTAGGCGAGAGATTGGAAATTATGAGCGCCCTGTCGGGGTTGAAAGTGCTGGACGGTGGATGCGGATATTCGCAAGAGACCCAAGTGAAGAAATGGGCCTCTATCCCCGCTTATTACAATTCCTTTTACAATTACACCTGGGACAAACCCGGGCCCGTAGTTGTTGGGAATTGGCAGCGCTATCAACGTTCTAACTGGACTGGTGATCTTCCTCCTTCTATAACGATTAAGGGGTTTGATGCTCTTGGAGCTAGGCGATTAACTTCGCTTGGGGCCTTAGGGCTTCAGCTTTTTGGCGGAAAACCCTAACATCGCTTTTTAAGTTGGAGACACCCTTCGCAATGCTCGTGCAACTTGCGTCGCAAAACCTAAGCACACTTTGAAAGGAGTACCAATATGCCAGCAATGGCTGCCATGACCCTTCTCGATTCCGCCGCTGCCAACAGGATCTATTCGGTCCTGAAGGGTAGCGGTCCGAATTACGCGTGGGCGTATCGTACCTCGAACGGTTTCAACGATTGGAAGACGTTGGAACAGTCCTTGGTCGTTCCCGCCGATGCGACGAAGGGTGTTGTGCGGGCGAGCCTCAAGTTCGCCAACCCGGAGCTCGATGACTTCAACGCAGTGTTGAGCATCGCGAGAGCCAACATCGACCTGTACTTCCCTGTCAAGGGCTCGCAGGCAGAACGGCTGAATTTGCTTGCGGCGATCAAGTCCTACTTCGCCCACGCAAACGCAACCGCGATGTTTACGGACCTGGAAGGGATGTTCTAAGAATGAACTCGGCCTTCTGGCTTGGGTTTGTTCTGCGACTGCTCGAGGTCCTCATCCCGAGGATGCAAGAGCAGGCAGTACGTCGTGTGAAGATCTCTTGTAACGATCGCCTCCTCCAGCTCCTCACCCAAAAGGGTGTTGAGAAGGTTGAGGTCTCGAAACTCGAGTCTTAGACCGTTAGGTCCCGCACGATCAATCCGTAAAGGAGTCGATAATGCGTCGTACGACCCAAAATCGTCGCGCTTCGCTACGGGCTCTCGCTCGTAGCATTCGTCGTACCTCTGATAAGGAGGTCGTCGATGTTGCTCTCACGCTGTGGAAGTCCCTGGATACTCCCTTAAGTTTGGGCCTCTCCTTGCTCGCTAAAAACGGGCAATTTGAGGAGCTGTTGCGGGTTGAAATTGACCCTCTTCGGTACCCGGACTGGGACGTCGATCAGTATAGGAACGATGCCCAAGCTATTTCCTTTCTTAAGAAGATGCCTCTCGAAATTGGCATCGACCGTGAGAAAGTTGCTTGGGATAAGTTCCTAGAATCTGAACGGCTTTGCCAGGCGACCAATGAACGTTTTCGCCGCCTACGAGAGGGGAAAGAATATTCCCCCGCTGTGCAGTGCATTTTGCATTCTGCTCAGTGGAAAATTTCTCGTTGGTTAGGTGATCTCGATTCAAAGGCCTGGGCACTTCGGTGCCGATTCGGGCCGGGAGCGGATGCCACTACTAGTGGTGCCCGCACATCGGCTTACCACAAGCTATCACAACTGTCTTCGACCGAAGACTTTGCTGATGGTGCGGCGGCGTTGGTTTACAGCCACCCGTCGTGGGCTGCTGCGCTTCACGGGCTTGCGCCCGATGAGCCAAGCTCTGGCTTACCGCCAAAAGCTTGGTTAACGCTTCAGCCCGGCAACAAGCTTACGTTTGTTCCTAAAACCGCTCTCGTGGATCGAAGCATTGCTATCGAACCACAAATGAACATCTATGCCCAACTCGGGTTAGGTGCTCTGCTTCGCCAACGTCTCAAAAGGCACGCTGGCTTAGACCTAGACACGCAAGTACCGTCACAGGCACTTGCACATCTGGGGAGCGTTAAAGGAACAGTCGCCACCATTGACCTCTCTTCAGCGAGTGACACTATCGCTAAAGAGTTGGTCAGAGATCTACTCCCAAGCCCATGGTTTAATGCTATGGACTGGTGTAGATCCAAAGTCGGGCTTTATAATGATGGTATAGAAGACAAAACTCTATACTATCAGAAATTTAGCTCGATGGGCAACGGATTTACATTTGAACTCGAGAGCATGATCTTTTATGCCCTCGCTCTTTCATGTGTAGAGGCAACATCGCAAGATGTCCGCCTCGTCCGCGCCTTTGGTGATGACATCGCCATTCCAGTTAAGTCGGTCGACTTGCTGGAAAAAGTAATTGAGTTCTGTGGCTTCGTGGTTAACAAAAAGAAGAGTTTCTCTTCTTCAGTTTTCCGTGAAAGCTGTGGAGCCGACTACTTTAATGGCGTTGACGTGCGTCCCTATTATCAAAAGGAGAGCCTCACCCATGTGGAAGCACTTTTCCGCCTGGCTAATGGTATCAGGTGCGTTGCTGTTCGCCGCAACCGTTATTTTGGTTGCGACATTCGGCTTTATCGCACTTGGTCTCATGTTGTCAGACGGATTCCTCCATCACTTCGGACCTTTCGAGGTCCCTTCAGGCATTCTGAGAGGTTTAAAACTCTCGGAGTGACTGATGTAACGAGTGATGACTCGTACCTTGCATCTAATTTAGATGAATGTATGAGTGGCGACTTTGTCCGGAGAGATCCGGACGGTCGTTGTGGATGGCTTTTTGCTGGGATTATCTCCTCAGGAAGGCGGGTTTCTGCCTTGCGCGATTTTGCATTACTTCATGCATACGCGCTTTATTCCTGTAGGGACGCTCCTGAGTCCGAAGAACAACCGCGCTCTCCCTTGGGCTTCAGTAGAAACGATCCAGGAAATTACTCCCTGGCCGAGGATACTGGAACACTTGGGCACTCGAGCAAGAACGGGACAACTCTTGTTCCGCTCCGTGGTGGTGGACCCAGGAAGCTTTCCACGTCACTTTTTGCTGACGTGTTTTTGGACGTTGGTCCTTGGATTTAGGTGACTGTTTCTTAGTTACCCTCCTTTGATCTTCGTTCTTCCCATCTTACATTGATGGTGGTCGG